AAAGAGCCTACATATACAGTAGAAGAAAATTACATCGATGTTTACACCGATCAAGAATTTGTAGTACCGACTGTAAAAATAAAGTACATTCGGAAACCTGTAGAAATCTCATATACTAATGGAGTAGGATGTGAATTAGCTGTTCACACTCACCATGAAATAGTTGAGATGACTGTAAAAAGTATACTGGAAGGTATTCAAGACCCAAGGTATCAAACTCAAACAATGGAAACATTCGAGAGTGAATAATTAAATTAATGTGTTAAACGCCTAAAACTTTAAAAAATGGCACCTCAAAATCTAAGTCAAGTATTCGTAGCTAACGATATTACTGACACTACTAATGGTACTATCCTAGATGGAACCACTTTTCTTCAAAATGCTGCACCTGCAGCTAGTTTGATTGGAGTATGGAACTTGGCAGGAGCAACTCCAGCATATTTAACAACTTCGATGATGGCCGCTGCTGGTCCTATTCAAATTGTTCAAACTATGCCTTCTGGAACCAACGTTATTGCTTCTCCTATCATCGATGTTAAAGACATCAAGAGAATCAAGTACACTAAGTATGATGCTTCTGTACGTCACAATGTTCGTGTAGACATTGGTAACCCTAATGCAAGTAAAGCTGTAATGGTTCGTATTGCACTTCGTACTGCACCTACTGCTTATGCTAACTACTACCAGAATGGTACTGCTCTTGACCTTTCAGGAGGTGGATATGAGTTCCCATTGGTTGGTAACTTTGCTGCAGGTCGTATGATCTTCAATGTTGAAGTTGATGCTACTGAGCATGCTGCTACTGAAGCAACTTTGTACACTCAAATTCGTAACAAAATTATGGCTAACAAAACATTAAATGCTTTGTTTACTGTAACTAACAACACGACTACTTTGGATATCACTGCTCGTCATGCAGGTGTAGTATTTGATTTTATTGTTGCTTACTCTGATGGCTCTACTCTTACACCGACTGCTGGTGCAGTTGTAACAGGTGGTGACTCAGGAAATGGTAACTACTGGCAAGCACTTTCTGATGAAAAATCTCAACGTGCTAAGTATGGTAACTTCAACCGTATGTATTTCCCAACTGCATTCCCTGAGTTTGCACAATCTGGAAACACTTACGAAGTTGTAGAAATCCAATATGCTCATGGCTGGCCTTCTAGCACTGGTATTGCCCGTGCAGGTGAGTTAAACAGCATTAAGATTTACAGCAAAGTTGTAGCTGCTGCAAACACTGTAGCTGATACAGTGTTCTTAGGAGCATCTGCTGCTAACTGGGGAGTTACAGATACTGAATTGTTATTCTAATCTGAAATCTATTTTTAAAAGTAGGGGAGTCAAATCCCCTACTTTTTATTATCTTTACATTCAAATTAATTTCAATGGCTATTACTTCCATTACCAGTGTTACAATCTCTGCTGACTGCAAAACATTAACTGCAGTATTTGAAGGACAACCTACTCCTGCAAATTTTACTAATGAGATTACTACTACTACTTTTAATTCAACTACTGTTGGTACGTTGACTAACACAAGTGGTACAACATGGCAATGGGTAGTTACATCTGTACAAGCCAATGAAACCTTTACTGGAGTTATTACAATTGACTCTCTAAACGGATCATCCGTTAGCATTGAAAAATATTCAGTAGGAACCTGTGAACTAGATTGTTGTATAGCAAATCTAGTAAATGATGCAATTAATTGCACATGTGATTGTGATCGTTGTGATGAGGATCTGCATAGAGCAGAAAAAGTTCACTTACTTGCAGAATCTGCTAAGTATAGTGCAATTAACAACAATGTAACTGATGCAATTAATAAATACACCAAAGCCAAAGAATTCTGTACAGAAGTTTGTGCTTGTGGATGTTAAACAGGAAATATGGGGTACGTTCCAGATAGAATAAATAATGTAACGTTCGACCAAATGTTGAGCACTTTAGGGTTGTGTCTTGATACTAAAGGCACAGGCTTCTACAACAAAATTGTAGGAGGTATGAAATGCTCAACCTTAGAACTTAAAAAACTAGAATTAGTTCTTTATCTTCTAAACAGAAAAGATGCAACATCATCTTTAGATTGTATATTTAATGGAGCTGATATGCCAGGAGTCTCTTACACAGGTAGTGTAACTCCATCAGGTACAACTCCATACATTCAAACATTTGTAAATTACTTTACAACTACATTCTGCAAAGACTGTATTACCTCAAGTTCAACTGCAACAACACCTGTAGTAGATACTACACCATACTTGTTGTTAGAGGATTTAAGCTTTATTTACCTAGAAGACTCTTCAAAAATAAAATTAGAATAACATGTCATTACCTATAAGTTCTCTTACATTAATTGCTAAAACAAGCATAGGAGCTACTCACTATCTTCCTTTAGCAGACGGAACAGCAGCTAACTATAAGCTGTTAATTCAAGATTTATTTCCTGCAATGAATACATTGGGGGCAACAAGTGAGTCTTTGTTTGTAAGTGTGACAAATAAGAACACTTTGAATTTCAAAGGTATAAAGTCTCTAGATAACTTATTAACAGTAACTACTGCAAGCAATAACATTACTTTGCAAGTAAATCCTGCTAATATTGATTTATCTCTTTGTGATAATACTACATCAGGATTTATTACAGGACCTGTAAACCTGGCCTCTGGCATCACAGGAACATTACCTGTTGCTAACGGTGGTACTGGCCTTGCTACTTTAACAGCTAATAGCTTATTTGTAGGTAATGGAACATCAGCTTTAACAGCATTAGGAGTTGCAACTAACGGTCAAATTCCAATCGGACGTACAGGGTTATCTCCAGTATTGGCTAACATAACTGCAGGAACTAACGTTACAGTCACAAACGGTTCTGGTTCGATTACAATTGCTGCAAGCTTAACAACTCTTACTCAAAACTTAAACGGAGCTGGGTACAACATCTACGGTCTTGGATGGTTAAGTGGAGATGCTCAAAATGAGGGTATTGCAATTAATTCTACAGGTAAAGTATTTGTAGGTAGCTCTACCCCAACTGCTTTTTACACTTACGATCTTAACGTAAATAATAGCATTGCAATGAACGGCAATGTTACTCAATATATTTCTATGGGTAGCTCTGCTACTCCTGGATCTTTAATTGTAGAAGCTGCAACTAGTTCAGCTGCAGGTGTAGCTGGAGGAACTTTATGGTTAACCGCTGGAGCAGGAAATACTACAGGGGCTGGTGGACAAGTAAATATTGCTGGAGGAAGTGTAGCATCTGGATCTGGTGCAGCAGGAGGAATTGTTTTAGGAGCCGGTGCTGCAGATAGTGGATCTGGAGGATCAATTAATTTAGTAGCAGGAGACTCCACAAGTGGTGCTGCTGGATCTATAAACCTTACTCCTGGAAATACAACTTCAGGAACTGGAGGAAAAGTAATTCAAACAGCTTCTACAAGTACAATTGCATTTACTAACTTTGTAGGAACTTCAGGAGCTGCTTCAGCTAACTCGATCTCTAGTTCAACAGCATCAGCTGCTGCTAAGACTGGAGCAATTAGAGTTCAAATTAACGGTGTAGATGCATGGATCAGAGTGTATGCTACAGCTGAATAATAAATAAGTAAAAACCAAAACAAATAGTTATGAACGTGATTAAACAAGAAGAAGGGTACGGTGTGAACATCACTGCTACTCGTCGTGAGTTTCTAGAAATCTACAAAGTATTACATGAAACTCGTGGAGAAAAAGGAGTTAAGTATGCAATGATCGTCTTAAAAAATTGTGACGTCATTAAGAAAGAGCTTGACTTTTTAGAAGAGAAAGCTGCTCCTACTGAAGCATTTATTGAGTTGTCAAGAAAAGCTCAAGAATTAATGCAAGCTGAAAACGAAGAAGGTTTGAAAGCAATGGAAGCAGAACACATGGATGAAATTAATGCTCGTAAGCAGCAGATAGCAGAAGTGAACATTGAACTTGATAAAGAGGTGACTCTAGAACTCAAGATGATTAATGAAAAACTTCTCCCTGAAAGCTTATCAGCAGAACAGATAGAAACTTTAATCAAAATAATTAACTAACATGAGCTACAATAGTGGTGTCGAAGTATTGTTAAACGATGGTTTAAACAATCAAAATAAAAAAGCAGGGTACCTTAACATTAACGATAACGGTGCTGAAGTACTAGAAGTTGCAGTAAACAGTGTATCCTTTTCTAATGTTGGAACAGTTCCAATTCCACTAACTGTTAATGGTGGTACATATGAATTACCAGCAGGTTCTTCAGTATCATTTGATGCAGGAGGTGCTGAAAACAGATTTCCATCAGGAACTTTTTCATATGACACCACTGGTGGAATTCTATTAATTGCTTATACTTGGTAATATGGGAACAATAATTTCATCCTCTCCAATAACTAAAATTAAAAGTTATGCTCAGACATCTGGGTTCTCAGCTATTACAGGGGTAACTACTAATGAAATAACTGGTAGCATATTAATTGATCCAAACACAGTAGGAGCAGGTACAATAGAAATAACTGCTAGAGCCATTAAAACCGGAACTAGTGGAACTTTAACTGTACGTATATATGCAAATACTACCAATAGTTTAAGTGGTGCCATTTTGTTGGGAAGTAGTCCTGCAGCTGCCGCATCTAGTTTATATGTACAATTATCAAGAACTGCATTTATAGATAAAACTTTGGGTACAAAGCTTCTTCAAGCTGGTGGGCAAGCATACAACGATGATACAGCTTTTAATGGTGCACCTACAAATGCAACTATAGATTGGGGACAAGGTCAGTATATTATCTTAGCAGTTCAAAATGGAAGTGCAACGGATTCAACTGAAGGTGCAGGTTTAATTTTTAAAATTTATAACTAATTAGTTAATGACTCTACTAGAGCTAACCCAGACATTAACGGCCAGACCATGGTTCTTAAAAAAGGGCCCAGGATTAGTAGCTAGAAAGTTTAAGGTTAGTTTACAAGATGCTGCAGCAGCATTAAAGATTGTGAGAGCAAAGCAAAGAGAGATTAACAGAAAGGTCGTAAAAGTTGAAACACTTACTAACGATTCTGACAATGTTATAACTGAATTTGAACAGTATTTAGATAAAAACGGGATTGATCACTCAATGGTCAATTCCGTTAAATACTGGCAAAACATGAAAGGAGAGCAACGGTTCTCTGTAGTTACCAAAAATGAAAGAACGGCAGAAGAAATTCAAAAAGATATTGAAGAATTTGCAGCCAGCTACAGCCCTAGAACTAGAGTGATTACTAAGGGTAGAGGAGTTGACTACAAAACAAAGTCTACTTTAGAAATTTCTCTTCCCGATATTCACTATGGAAAGTTAACAGATATTACCCTAGAAGAAATGGAAACTCAATTCCTTGATACAATTGAGGACTTGGTTAATAAAGGAAGAGGGTTAAATATCGAGAAGATTCTTCTTCCAATCGGAAACGATGGGATGAATACAGATGGAATGAGGATGGCTACAACAAAGGGTACCCCTCAGCATGATGTAATCGGATGGAAAGAATCATTTAAAGGATACTGGACTCTAATAGTTAGAGCAGTAGATTTCTTGAAAAGTGTGGCTCCAGTTGATATTATTGTTGTATCGGGGAACCATGATTATGAGAGAATGTTTTATGCTGGGGATGTCCTAGCAGGGTGGTATAGAAACGACCCAAGTGTCACTGTAGATAATTCTACAATGCCTAGAAAGTATTACAAGTACGGGAAAAACATGTTAATGTTTACCCACGGAGATAACGAAAAACCTTCAGATATGCCACTAATAATGGCTACTGAGCAACCGGAAATGTTTGCAACAACTGAGTTTAGAGAAGCTCATTGTGGGCATTACCACAAAGAACAGGTAAACGAATACCGAGGTGTAAAGGTGAGATTTCTCCCTTCAATATGTGCATTAGATGAATGGCATAAGAAGATGGGATATCAATCACTCAGAGCAGCTCAGGCATTCATTTGGAATCACGACGAAGGACTTGAAGGATACTTACAAAGCAATGTTAGATAAACTACAGAAAGATGACTTTAGATGAAATTTCATTTAACCTCTTAAATCTATTTAGAGGTGGACGAAGCTCACAGGATGAGGTAATATCCTTGAGCCAAATCAAATTTAATGTTAAGCACTATCGTGCTGTATTTATACGTAGGGACTATGCAAGAAATGGTTTAGTAACTCGTCACTTAGAACAAGACTTAAAGTGTGTACAACTAGAGAAAGTAGATCTTTCTAAATGCTGCAATATTAATTTGCAATGTCCAGCATATCGTAGTATAAAGAAAATTCCAAGAACAGTCAGATTTAACTTCGAAGAAGCTATTACCTACGTCGGAGATGTATCAGGACTAGGCCGTATTCAAATGATTAAGCCTTACGAAGCTAATTACATCTCAGCTGAAAAGTTTACTAAAAGCAATCCAAAGGCATTCATGATTGAAGACTACTTATATGTCCTCAACCCAAAAGGTGCTGAATACGTAAATGTACGTGGAATATTCGAAGACCCAGAAGAGGTTGCAGAATTTATCGACTGTGCAGGACAGCCTTGCTACTCAGGGTCTGATATCTTCCCAATGCCTATGGATATGGTTCAAGGTATTACTCAAGGAATGATGCAAGGAGAATTAAGATTATTAGCTGGAACCTTTACAGATACTGTTCTTGACCGTAATCAAGATTTGTCTCCAGGAACTCCACAACAATCTTCAAAAGAATAACAATTTTTAACTAACTTTGTGACTATGGCAGCTTGGCAAAATAAAGCAGGAAAAAATCCAAAAGGTGGACTTAACGAAAAAGGCAGAAAGTCTTACGAAAGACAGAATCCTGGATCAGATTTAAAAGCTCCTCAGCCTAAAGGTGGTAAAAGAAGAAACTCATTCTGTTCTAGAATGTGTGGAATGAAAGCTAAATTAACTAGCTCTAAGACTGCTAACGACCCTCAATCAAGAATTAACAAATCACTTAGAATCTGGAACTGTGGAAGTTGCAGTAACTGGTAATACTTAATAAAATGGCATTCAACATTGATACACAAAAGATAACGGAATACGGAGAATGGGCAGGATTAAATGTAGCATGGGCTACAATATCTTATGCAATGTTTACAAACAGTATAACTTGGATCATAGGAATAGTAGGGGGTATAACCCTGATATGGTTCAATGTTGAAAGAGCACTTAAAGCACGTCAAGAAAGACAGATGCTAAATAAACCAAAAGAAGATGAGCAAGCTGATTAAAAGAAAAGACGGTTCATACTCTAAGAGAGGACTTTGGGATAACATCCGTGCCAACAAAGGCTCAGGAAAGAAGCCTACTAAAGAAATGCTTAAGCAAGAATCTAAAATTAAAAAAGAAGAAAATATGAAATCAATGTATAAGAAAGGTGGCAAAAAAATGAAAGGGGAGTCTTTCATGGAAGAGTCTAAAGAAATGGAATTTGGAGCTCCAGGTGTTAAACCTCCTATGAAATATTTAACAGGAGGAGAACCAGGCAAGCCTTCTCTTATAGACCAAGTAAAAGGTGTTGGAAACAGAATAAAAAATAATACACCAGAACGACCAACTAGTAGAGCAGGGTACCGTACTGCAATAGATCAAATGAAAATAGATATGCTAAATTCAAATGATATCAACTATCTAGATAGAAAAGATAAAGATAGCAAATCTGATCCTAATGTTGCAGAAGCTATAAGACTCTCTGCAAAAAAAGGAGAAAATAAAGCTAAATTTACAAGAGCTACCGCACCTAGTGATGTACTTGAAAAACCTAAATATTTAAAAAAGAAAGGTGGAATAATTGAAACAGGTATGCAAGCAAATGCTCGTCAAAATCAAGCTGAAGGTAAAGCTACCATGGCTGGTAAAAAGAAAGTGTACAAGACTGGTGGAGCCAAAACAATGGAACCAGGTGGTGGTGGAAGATTTGCTAAAATGGTTTCAGGATTAAAGAAAGAAGGAAAGTCTGAAGATTCTGCTAAAGCTATTGCTGCATCTGTAGGTCGTAAGAAATATGGAAAAAGCAAATTCCAAGCTATGGCCGCTGCAGGTAAAAAGAAAATGATGGGTGGCAAAAAGTGTTGATTGAATGCAAGCCAAATCACACACTTTAAAAGCCGTTCATAAAGACTACATAACTGAAACTGAAGACGAAATAAGTTTCAACACGTTTTCTGATATATGTTCCGAGTTTAACCTAGCAATAGTTGAAGCTCTCCTTGACGGGTATGAGTTTAACATGCAAAGTAATCTCGGAACATTATCGATTAAAAGAGTAGAACGGGACCCAAGAAACTTGACAGTAGACTGGGCAGAAACCAATAAGTACAAAAAAGAGCTTATTGAGAAAGGAGTAAAGTTGTACGATAGTGCAACAGGAGAAGGAGAGAAGTGGCAAATTTATTACACTGATAAATACTACTGTAAATATCATTGGAGTAAATACAAAGCTAAAGTGAAGAACAAGTCTGCTTACAGATTTGACGCCACTAGAGGCAAGAAGGGAAACAAAGAGAAGTTGATAGCACTGCTAAAAACAAACGATATAGCATATTTGAAATTTAAGAAACGATGATCTACAAACTTGTATCTAGTAAAGCAATCATCCGTAAGGTTATGAGGGACTTAAAACCTCCTGGAGATAACTGGATCGATGATGCAATTGAATGGACTGGAGAAGCACTTGAGCATATTGGGGCTACACCTCAACTTAGCACCAAGGGCTGTGTTCTTCAAATCAAAGATTGGAAGGCTGTTATGCCTAACGATCTTTACTTTATTAATCAAGTTGCTGTAAACAATGCAGCTAATCCATCAGTTTCTACTGAACTCACTGAGCTATTAGCTGAAGTTAAAACTCTCAACGAGTTTATCGAAGCTAACCCTAACGATAAGATTGGGTACAACTATCAACTTCGTGAAATCAATGCAAGACTTTCAGTTGTAGAAAACATCTACATGAATGCTGCACAACCACTAACTCCACTTCAATACGGT